ACCAGCAATCGCAACGCGGTTATAGATTCTGAGTTATTTGAAGCCTGGGTCGATAATCTCGATTCGTCAACCCAGGAATCATTCATCTCTTTTGCTCAAAATAACTACTCCGTTATTGAGTGCTATTTATATGCACGTTTCCTTGGTTATTGCGGGTCGATTGCGTCCTGCGATGCCTGGGTTTCGTGTAACTACCCAAAGCCTGATCACCGCAAGATTCTTCTTACTGAAATTGACGAAATGTTGGAAGACATTCGTAAACTCAGGGAAGATATTGAAACCTTTCAAATTAAACGTGATGCAGGTGTGGCGCGTATCGCAACAATGCAAAAAGAACTGCGTGGCACAATTGCGCAGATTGATACTTTTACCTCTACACGAGACAGAAAAGGTTTGTTGATGGCCGGTGCAGACCGCGCCATTCGTGAACTCATGTGCATCTTCAAAGATGATCCCATTGAAGCACCTTTGCTTGAGGCATCGATGAGTGTATGGGCAAAGATGCAACTAGACGAATAAATGCATTAAACTAAACAAAAGTAATACACTATATGGGCGCCGGTAGACGTTCTATTCCAATCGCTGGCTCAACGCCTCCCTACAGGGGCGAACAGTCGCGTTCACCCGAAGATGCCTTTCCGAGCCGCAACGTGTCACAGGGCCCCAGCCAGCCCTCTCGTGACGTACGTCCCACCATGGGGCGTAGTGGTATTGATATGGGTGCAGGTCGTTCTACCCGTTCGTTTTAATTGACATGAGCAAAGGTAAAGTACCGCCTCAATTCCTGGCACACCTGAAGAAAAAAGAAGCCAAGAACGAAGACGGAACTGAGATGAACGATAAGGAAAAACGTAAAGCAGCTCTGGATAAGGCGCGTAAGTACCAAGAGCAAAAACGTAAATCCAAAAAGTAGGTTAGTATTTAGTTACTAACCAGTTAATGCTGTGCCTTCTCATCTTCACTTAGCTTATCGACGTAACGCTCAAGCTGCAGTCAAGAATCACAAGGTACGCAAACATAAAAACGAAGAGCTATTACAAAGAGCCCGTGAAGATTTTGGGTTCTTTTGTGACTACGTAGCAGATAAAGCTCCCGCTCCTCATCACAAGCAGTGGCATCGTCACTTTGTTACGGGCCAAGATAGTAGCTGTTTGGTTGGTATTGCTGGACCCAATATTGATTTACTCGCCCCCAGGGGTAGTGCCAAGAGTACAGTCCTGGGCTTGTTCACTGCATGGGCAATTGGTGTGCACACGACAGCCAAGAAGCCTCTGCAGATTCTTTATCTTTCCTACACGGTTGATATTGCACGTTCTAAGTCTGCAACCATCAAACGAATCATTGATAGCAAACGCTATCAAGAAGTTTTTCCAACAGTTAAACTCCTCAAGAACGTAACCAGCAATGAGTACTGGTCTATTGATCACAAATTTGCAGGCATTGATGTTACCGGTGATGAACAATTTACTTTGTGCGCAGCAGGCCTGAAAGGTTCGGTGACCTCAAAACGCAGTCACCTCATCTGTATTGATGACCCTACCAAGAGCGCAGCAGATATCTCCAACCCTGACATTAGAAAGATGATGGAGGATAACTGGAATGCCGTTATCGCTCCCACGATGTTTGAGGGTGGACGGGCGATCTGCCTTGGTACCCGTTTCCGACATGATGACATTCATGCCACTACATTCAATGAACAAAACAACTGGACGCAAATTGTTCTTTCCGCAATCCAGGCAAATTCCAAAACAGGTGAGGAGGAATCCTATTGGCCGGAGATGTGGTCACTGGATTACTTAAAGGAAAAGAAACGGCAGGCACCTATTGCCTTTTCGTTCCAGTACATGAACAGGATTGTTCGTCAGAGCGAGCTGTCCCTATCTCCAGAGCTGTTGGTCAAAGCTGAGATTGCAACTGAGTTTGATGCCCTGGGCGTAGGTGTTGATTTATCTGCCGGAACTAAAGAGAAAAATGATTACACCGTATTTGTGCTTGGTGGCCGCATTGGTGATTGTATTCACATTATTGATTATCGGCGTATGCGCGTCATGGGCAACCTGGAAAAACTGGATGAACTAAAAGAGCTTCTTAATGACTGGTGCATTGTTGGCCGCGATGAGCAGGGCAACTACTTCCCAACGTATTCAACATGTGATGTATGGTCTGAAGCGGTGCAGTACCAGGCATCTTTGGAGGCTGACTTCAAGCGTGTCTGCTTAAATGGCGATGGTTTGTTTAACTTGATCTGGCACCCGGTTAAAGGATTCCGTGCAGATAAACTGGCGCGTTTCCGTGGCATCATGGGCCTGTTTGAAGACCGTAAGATCATCTTCAACAAGTACCGTAATTTCGACACAATGTTTGAAGAGCTTACCAACTTTGGCGTAAGTGGACACGATGATTGCGTCGATTCACTCGTGTGGTTGGTTAACGGTCTAGCCAAAAAGAGCAACTTGCAATTTGATTACTAAACTTATAATTAAAAGAAAAGCAATAGTCTTGTGGGTCCGGAGTACTTAGCAATTGCATTCACGGCAGTTGTTTCAGCTGTAACAGGCGGGTCCTGGGCCGCAAACAAAATTTTATATAGGGTTCACCAACGCTTGGTTCAGTTGTCAGACGACGTGATAACGCAAGAAAATAAGCTGAATAGATTACAAGAGCAGATTGGGCGAATGCCGATGGACTACGTATTAAAGGTAGATTTTTTACGTGAGATCCAGGAAATGCACGATAACTTTCGACAAATTAACACTAAGCTTGATAAGCTAATGGAAAAGCTTTTGTCAAAATGAGCTACATTATTGAGGTCCAAGAAGATGAATTCGGTGATCAATTCATCACTCTTCCCGAAGAAATAACTGAAGAGCTTGGCTGGCAAGAAGGAGATATTCTTGAGTGGAATTTAAAAGGTGATGGAATTGTATTGAGTAGACTGAATGAAATAGCTGGTTACGAAGTACTGGAGGATTAAATGATTCGTTATTACAACGGAACCTATGGCAGCTCCCTTGGCAACCAGGCTGGCATGGAAAGTGGCGCAGGCATGATTGCCGGCTCTCCTAGTTTTGATATTAACAAGGGAAGTGGTGCTCTGGGTGGACGTTCCGGAGAACAGCTTAAGCGTTTGTACGAAGGTGGTACGCAGCAGAATCAACAGTTAAATGAAGAACTGCGGCGACGCGGTATCATGCCTGGTGCCGGCCCACAGTTACCCCTTGCTTTAGGCGGAACTCCGCCCATGGGTAATGCAGGCTTTTTCCAAGGTCCACAATATGGACAACAACTACCTCCTGGTTACGTTAAAACGGTTTCTTGATGAAAAGAAAAAAGCTGGTCAAAGAAGCTCTCGAACACCCTGAATTGTTTACGCCAGGGGAGTTGGCTTATTTTGACCGGTGGTTGTGGCTTAAGAAACAAAAGAAAGCTGCTAAGATCAATACAGATAAAGAGGCTGATACTTAATGGCTGCCGACGCTAAATCAAGGCTCAACGAAATCATTACCGCCTATATCGACAAAGATAGTTCCACTGTCGTCGATACGGGCGTTGTGGCCTCGCATTTGGCGCAGATGAAATTATTCGGCATCCGCCAGGGTGTTGAGTTCTTCCCCAGCCAAGACAACTTTGGAAATCAACGCAAAGATTTTATCGACCGTGTAATCAAATACAACCAAATTGATGCACGCCTGGATTCAATCTGGGATTATTTCTTGTGTGATGGAAAAGGTCTGTTCTACATTAGGCCTACAAAAATTAACTATCGCATCTACTACTTCCGCGAGCATGAGTACCGCACGTTCTACAACGTAGACGGTGACCTGGAAGAGGTGGTAATCATCTACAGCTACAAGGTGCGTCGACCGGGTGGCTTTGGTGCTGAGATTGCACAAACAAATATTACCGGCAAAACGCTTGGTGACGGCCAGGCTTCAAGGCGTTACATCAGACTTTCAATCAAACGAGATGAAATCAAAGAAACTCACGCAGAAGGTGAATTATCTTTTGACATGCCGGATTATGCAGTCTCCGGTAAAACAAAAACGTTAAAAAATACGCTTGGTTTTATTCCTTGCGTTGAGATCTTCAATAACCCCAAAGGTTTTGCTAACGACGGCGTTGGTGAGTTTGATGCGTTGGCCAATCACATCGTCACGCATGACGAAATGGTTCGCACCATGCGCAAGAACGTTCAGTTCTTTGGTAACCCCACGCTGCTGTCATCTCGTCCCAAGACGGACTTGATTGAGGCCGGTGGTGATTCCACAGTTCAGCGTCCCTCCATTGCAGCAAACTCTGGCTTCACCAGTCCTGCATCCTTGAGTGCTTCGATGTTCAAGGCTGATCCCGTCAGCCGTGGCGTTGATGGACAGATTCGAGTTCCAAGGATTATTGCAAACCTGGAGCCGAATGACCGTGTTGGTTACATTGTTCCAGATGCAATCACTGGTGACCAAAATCAATTTGCCCGTCAGTATCGCGAAGAGATTCGCACTGCACTTGGCGGCGTGGATGAACTGTCAATTTCAGCTGGTGTTACTGCAACTGAATACAAGTCACTATTTGGTCGTGTATCAGCAACATCTAAGAAGAAAGCAAATGCTATTTACACGTATGGCATCTGCCGCTGCCTTGAGTTAATTATTTACCAAGAAGAGCAACTCTTCCGTCAATCATTGGCGGCTGCAGCAGGCATTGAAAAGCCAGTTGATCTTCCTGTTGATGCGCCAGAAGAAGAAATTGCAGCCTACAGGGAAGCAATGAAAATCTTCAATGATCAAGTCAAAGAGATTATGATGGCTTGCGTGGAAACAAAAATGATTCCGCCAGGCGTTCTTGGGTTAATCCCCGATGGCGATGTCACGATGCTTTGGCGTTGGACAGGGCCTGTGTACGAGGAAACCACTCAGGACACACTTAATAATTCTATTGTGGTTCGCAACCTACAAGAATTAGGTGTTGATAGCATTGAAGCACTGAAATACCTCTTTCCGTCTAAGACGGATGAGGAGCGGGCCGAGATGTTATCTGGGTTCCCGTTCAGGATGGTGAATGAATTGCAGAATGCTTATTCTCAATTCGCCAAATTGGTGGGGGGGATGATGCAGACTCCTCACCCTCAATCACCAGACTTACCGATGGCTGCTGATCCTCGTCTGGATCTGACACCCTATCTGTATCGAACCTTAGAAGCTTTACAAAAGGAGATGAGTTATGCAGGACGCTACCGTCCAATCGATCCCACAGACGAGCCAAGCACCAGCAGCAGTAGCCCCAAGCAGCTACGTGATGGCGGCACCGGCACCTCAGGCGGCACCGGCCAGCTACCAGGCAGCTCCAGTGGCTTATCAGGTGGGTACCAGCTACCCCCAAGCAGTACCACAGGCGAACCCCAGTTACCAATCCGCCCCTACTCAGTACGCCCCCCAATCCCAACCGGCGGAATCGGCGGGGAATCCGTGGGAATCGGCGTTCAACAAGGTGGTGAATCTTCTGAGCGCACCAGTTCAATCCCCGTTCCAGGGAGCACCCTCGCCGAGTCCGACGCAGTATACCCCGGCGAATTACGGACAAGTCAGCAGCCCAGCTACGCAACAATCGGCTCC